TACCGATATGGCAGAGAAAGGTGACAAATCTGCTCACAAGCAAGGTTCCAGCTCTGAGGAAAGTATTGAATCAGGAAAAGCTGAAGTCGTCAAACCCGAAGAAAATCCTGTTGACAAGGCTGTTGCAAGTGTTTCTAAAGCAGAAAAAGGTACTAAACCAGTATCAGATGCTGTTAATAAGAACGCAGAAAAAGGAGACAGCAAAGCAGACAAAATAAAAGAAGATGAAGATTCCAATGAAGAAGACACAATCGCAGAGAAAGGTGTCTCTAAAATGGAAAACATCAAGGCTGCAGTCGACAGTATGAAAGGTCTAACAAAAGAAGAAATAACTAAGTTGTTCTCTTCTTTGTCAGAGGACGAAGTCGATGAAACCTTGACTAAAGCAGAAGTTGCACGAAACATAGTAGAAGCTTTAAAAGCATTATCCCAAGAGGAAGTTCAGAAGTTCGTTGACTCTTTAAAAGAGTATGGAATGGAAGATGAGGAAGAGGATGATGACGATGATGAGGACGAAAAAGAAGAGTCCGTAAAAGAAGAAGCTGAAGCTGAAGTCGAATCTTCATTAGTTGAGATTGAAATAGATGACGACCTATCAAAAATCTCTGAATCATTAGAATTATCAGAAGAGAATGCTGAGAAAGCGAAGACTATTTTCAAAGCTGCAGTATCAAGTAAAGTTGCAGAAGTTGAGAAAGAGCTTAAAGAGCATTACGAAACAGAATTAAAATCCCAAGTAGAAACTGTCAAGGAAGAATTAACTTCTTCTGTAGATAAGTATCTAACATATTGTGCTGAAGAGTGGACGAAAGAAAACGAACTCGCAATCGAAAGGGGTTTAAGGTCAGAAATGACAGAAAACTTTATCCAAGGTTTGAAAACATTGTTCGTAGAACATTATGTTGAAGTGCCAGAAGATAAGTACGATGTCATGGATGAACTTGCAAATCGTCTTGACGAGATGGAATCCAAACTCGACGCAGAAGTTTCCAAGAACATGGAAATTAACGAAGAGTTAGGTGGTCTTAAAAGACAAAATGTCGTGAACAAGGCATGTGTAGACTTGTCTGAATCACAAAAAGAAAAAATGGTTTCACTCGCTAACGGTGTAGACTTCACAGACGAAGCAGATTTCGAAGAGAAAGTTGCAGAAATCAAAGAAGCTTACTTCGGTGTTGAAGGTGAGTCCATTGCTGAAGAAACAGTGCAAGAAGAAGGAACTGGAGAGTTCGAAGTCGAAGGACAAGAGAAAGTTCTAGACCCTTCAATTGCAAGGTATTCTGAAGCTTTATCAAAACTAAAACCATTAGGTTAAAATAGAGGAAATTGTAAAATGTTTTTATCAGAAAACTTACAAGAGAAATGGGAGCCTATTCTAGAGCACTCCGATCTTCCTAAGATCGAAGACAACTACAAGAAGGCTGTCACAGCAGTGATACTCGAAAACCAAGAGAAAGCTCTTAACGAAGACAGAGCAACTCTTGAGGAAGCTGCACCCTTAAACTCTACTGGCACTGGAATAAGTAACTGGGATCCAATCCTAATTTCACTTGTTCGAAGAGCTATGCCAAATCTCGTTGCATACGACATTTGCGGTGTTCAACCAATGACTGGCCCAACAGGTCTTATCTTTGCTATGAAAGCAAGATATCAAGACGATGCAAACGCAGACAGATTAGGACAATCTGAAGCGTTGTTTAACGAAGCTCGTTCAAAATTCTCAGCAGGGAATTCTGACGACATCGATAACACTGCAGACGCTGACCCTGTAGGTGACCCATTCGACGCATCAGGCCCTGAAACTTATGCAGGCGATACAGTGGCAGGAATGTCAACTGCAGCCTCAGAAGCTTTAGGTGACGGAAGTGGTTCAGGTAACCATTTCAATGAAATGTCTTTCACAATTGAAAAGGCAACTGTTACTGCGAAGTCAAGAGCACTCAAAGCAGAGTACACTTTAGAATTAGCACAAGACCTCAAAGCAATCCACGGTCTTGACGCAGAATCAGAACTTGCAAATATTTTGTCAAGTGAGATTCTAGCTGAAATCAACAGAGAAGTTGTCAGAAATGTCAACATCCAAGCCAAAACAGGTGCATCCGCAACTGCTTCCAGTGGTACATTCAACTTAGATGTTGATGCCAACGGTAGATGGTCTGTTGAGAAATTCAAAGGTCTATTGTTCCAAATCGAAAGAGAGAGCAATGTAATTGCAAAAGAAACTAGAAGAGGAAAAGGTAACTTTATCCTATGTTCTAGTGATGTTGCATCTGCACTTTCTATGGCTGGTGTATTGGATTACACACCTGCGTTAAATACTAACATCAATGTTGATGACACTGGCAATACATTTGCTGGAGTTCTTAACGGAAGAGTTAAAGTCTACATCGACCCATATGCTGGTGTTGATTACATGACTGTTGGTTACAGAGGGTCTAACCCTTATGACGCTGGTATGTTCTATTGCCCATATGTTCCACTACAAATGGTGAGAGCAGTTGGTGAGAATACATTCCAACCAAAAATCGGATTCAAAACTAGATACGGAATGGTATCTAACCCATTCGTAGGTGCTACACCTGCTGATGGACTTGCATCTGCTGGAACAAACCAATACTACAGAAAAATGGCAGTGTCCAACATTCTGTAAACGGAATTTCGTTTCGATTAAAACCCCTCTTTTGAGGGGTTTTTTTTGTCTAAATATATTGTAATCGTTCATTCACTCTAAATGTAGCAGTGGACGGAAGTAGGCATGGGGCCGAAGGAACGCATTTTTGTTCAACCTTAAAACGGAGAATGGAAATGACCAAGAAGAAGGCTGACCTCAAGTTAGTATACCGTGGCACTCGTCACAATGGTGAATCTACAAAGTCAAAACCACAGACCAAGGGTGTATACCGTGGTCAAAAGTGGTCGGCTTAAGATAACCTATATACTATAGATGAAGGGGGTATTCTAAATACCCCCGACTATAATACACATACACACGGAGGAATTATGTCAACATCAAAATCAGGGTTCGAAATCCGAGCCGACTTACTAAACCAAGCTCAAGGTCTATTAGAAGGAAACATCTATAGATCAAACGAAAGCATTCAAAATCATAACGATAATTATCCAAACGATAAGAAATCTTATGGTGACCAATTCGTTTCTACGGAAGATGTTATTGCAACTGCAAGACAATTGAATGAGTTTGTTAACGAGAAATAACCATAAATAATACTATGAAAGAATATGACAAAAGTATCACAATGAGTGAAGGGCCATTTGAGAGAATTGCATTCCCAAACGGTACAGAAACAAAAGATGTATTAAATCGTAAAATTATTACAACTTATATACAAGACGGTTACTTATGTGAATCAATAGTAACTAGAGAGTATAGAGACGGTGACTATCACGATACTACATCTTCTAAGAGGATAATCAAAGTAAATGGCTGACCCCATCATTAATAAATCTCTATTGTCTAAAAATAATTTTAGATTACTAATAGACAAAGTTCCTAATACAGAATTCTTTGTGAAGACTGTAAACATTCCAGGCTTGCAGTTTACTGAAACAATTCAAGCTGCTGGTATAGGACTGGATGCATTCTTCCCTGGCGACAAGATTTCATTCGACACATTGAGTGTTGGATTCTTAGTCGATGAAGACTTAGGAAACTTTAAAGAGATATATGATTGGATGGACAACATTGTACCAGTATCCGACCCTTCTGCATTTGCAGCTTATGTCGGTTCAGTAAAAACTGCAGATGGTCAACTGTCTGCAGTTGATAATGACCTGAATCAATATTCAGATATTACTCTAGTAACTAACACAAACAAAAACATCCCTAATAAATTCTTTAGATTCCATGATGCATTCCCAATATCGTTGAGTGGGATAGAATTAGAATCAGGTGCAGATGTTAATGACCCAGTTGTTGCAACTGTAGAATTTAGGTTTACATATTACGAAATCAAAGCCACTTCCTAAAATACCATAAATATGGTATAATGGTACATTATGACACTCGATGAATTGAAAGCAGAGTGGAAAAAGGATTGTGAAATAGATGATATCGAACTAGATAAATCATCATTAGAAGTTCCTAGACTCCACGCAAAATACTCAGAATACTTGACAGATGCAATCGTCAAGCATAAATCCCTACAACTTAAATATCAGACACTATTGAAAGATAAGTGGATGTGGTTTAATGGTAAGATGGATGAAGGAAGAATCAGAGAACTTGGATGGGAAGATGATCCATTTGACGGACTTAAGATTATGAAGAATGATATGACTGTATTCTTTGATGCAGATAAAGATTTACAGAAGCTGAATGCACAAAACGAATATCAAAAAGCAACCATCGATTTTCTAAAAAGATGTATGGAGAATATAACATGGAGACACCAAACGATTAAGAACACAATCGATTGGAGAAAGTTCATGGCGGGGTCATAATGATATATCATAATTATGCATGTATACTTGAGAAGTATCTATCGAAAACAGAGGTAGATTATATACATTCATATGCACATAGTCTTGAAGTACACGGTTCAAGAATTGGTCACAATACTGGTTCAGATGTAGATAAGGCAACAAAAGAGAGTGGTACTACAGATAGTGTCATTAGACAGTCTACTAACAAATGGATAGACCACCAAGACCCTAAATTTGACCAAACAATCAAACAGAAAATATTTGATGGTATGGTTCAAGCCAACATACAAAGTGGTTGGAACTATGACATTCAAGATATGGAAAACTGGCAGTACACTCATTACGAAGCTCAACCTGATAAACCAACTGGTGACTTTTATACATGGCATACAGATTCAGGTGCAGACCCATATCCTAGTGGAATGATTAGAAAGATATCTTGTTCCGTCCAGTTATCAGACCCCGATGATTATGAGGGTGGTCATTTTCAATGGATAGAATCACAAAAACATTTTGACCGTATTAAACAGAAAGACGGTACGATAAGAATAGAAGAGTTAGTACACACTGCACCTTTCAGTGGACAAGAATTAGGTTCTCTAATTGTTTTCCCTTCATGGTTACATCATCAGGTGACACCCGTTACACAGGGTATCAGAAAATCCTTAGTGGTATGGAATACAGGATGGCCTCTGAGATAACACTTAAGAAGGTCGATGAGGTCTTCATGCAAGTACAATGTGATGATGGTCTGGCAAGAGACTTGTTTGACTTCTTCTCATTCACAGTTCCCAACGCAAAGTTCATGCCCTCAGTTAAGAATAGATACTGGGATGGTAAGGTTCGTCTATTCTCAATCAAAACAAATAAAATTTATATCGGATTACTTCCTTATGTAGATGAGTTCTGCAGAGAAAGAGGATATGATATTGTAGGTATAAACGATATCATTGGTGATAAAGAGAGACAGCCTGATGAAGAGTTTATAAAAGAACTAGGTTTACCTTTTGAACCTAGAGACTATCAGTTAGATGCATTTAGAACTGCAGTACAATATGGTAGACAACTATTACTCTCACCAACTGCAAGTGGTAAGTCTCTTATCATTTATTTACTTGCAAGATATTATAATAAGAAAACTGTTATCATAGTTCCTACAACATCACTTGTAGAACAGATGGCAAAGGATTTTAAAGACTATGGATATGATAAAGAAATTTGTAAGATTTATAGTGGTCAGCCTGTATTTGATTCAGACATCACGATTACAACATGGCAGTCATTTAGTAAGGCTCCTAAAGATGTCATGGAAAAATTCGAGGTTGTCGTTGGAGACGAAGCCCACCTCTTCAAAGCAAATGTCCTCAAAGGAATCCTCGAAAAAATGAGGAAGACTGCAATCAGATTTGGAACTACTGGTACACTAGATGGTTCTGAATGTCATAGATTGCAACTAGAAGGAATGTTCGGCCCAGTCAAAAAGGTCATAAGCACAAAAGAATTGATAGATGACGGAACTATTGCAGATTTAAAAATAGATTGTGTCATACTTCGTCATACTAAACAGAAGAAAATGACTTACCAAGAAGAGATGGATTACCTTGTTTCTAACGATGCAAGAAATATTTTTATAGTAAATCTTGTTAGAAGTTTGAAAGGTAATACACTTGTATTGTTTCAGTATGTAGAGAAACATGGAGTCATACTTCATAGTATGATGTCACATACAGACATGGGTGGAAACTTACATTATGTTTATGGTGGAACAGACACAGAAGACAGAGAAGCCGTTAGAGAGATTGTAGAAAATAATAAAGAAGATACTATACTTGCATCCTATGGTACATTCTCTACTGGTGTAAACATTAAAAGAATAGACAATATTGTTTTTGCAAGTCCTTCTAAATCTAGAATACGAAACCTACAGTCGATTGGTAGGGGTCTTCGTAAGGTAGAAGGTAAAGATAGTATGAGATTATTCGATATTGCTGATGATTTACAATGTGATAATTATACGCTTAGTCACCTAAAAGATCGTATAAATATTTACAACGAAGAAAGATTTTCATATGAAATTAAGCAGTTCGAATTAAATGACAAGTCCTAAAGATATAATCCCAAATCAGTACGAAGTATTAAAGCTTCGAAGTGGTTCTGAGGTTGTTGGTATGACTAGAGATACACATGATGCAGTAGAGATTACTCTACCCATGATTTGCAAACTAGAAGTTATCAACCCCGAAGGTACACATACCCTTGCAACATTTTTCCCGTATGCACCTATGTCTGCAGACACCACCGTCAGAATTCCAACTGATATGATTGCACATAGAAATACATTACAAGAACAATTCATTCCCTACTACGACCAAGCATCAGCAAGATGGTTTGAGATGGTGGAGAATAAAGCTATACCATTAACAGGTGACAGAAAAGAAATCAGAAAACAATATCTCGACAGAATTGTTAATGGTTTGATGGAAGCAACAGGTGGGCCAATCACTGAACAAGAAGAAAGAATGCTTCGAAGGATAGAAGAAGAAGAGTGGGATGAGTGGGATGAAACTCTTGCCGACTTCGAAACTGCTGTCGCACCAAAAGATAAGAAAAAAATTCATTAATTATTACATTCGTGTTACAATGGGTAACGCGTTTGTATATATACTATCGAATAAATGAGATTTATATCTAATTATTCAGGTGTCTTATAATTAACTAGGAAACTAACCATGACCACAGCAACTCTAAAATGTGTTGTGAAGAACATGGTGAATGAAGTTGAAAACTTGAGAAGATCAGAGATTGTATCAAAGCTAATCGATGGTGTAGAATTTCTAACACTATTAACTCTTCCAATACTCATCCCTTTGGGGATTATATATCTAGGAACCCAAGGTCTCTAGAGGTTGACTTGTGGCATATGTAAAAATATGTCAAACGAAAAGATCGAAAAATTCAAAGAGAACGCAGAACTAACTTGTTTAGTTGTAATCTTTATGCTTTCGATTTGGGGGGTCTCTCCAAATGTCTAACTACGACCCAGTATGGAAACGCAACCTTCCATCTGCAGTAGAAGACGCTGCCAATGTAATGAGTGGATACGAACAACAATTAGAACTTCATTTTAAACCACGCGATGCAACTCCACAGGAAGCGCAAGAGTGGCAAGAAAAAGAATTAGCATGGTGGGGAGACCGTCAACTTCATATCGTTGCAATCGCAGTAGTCGTTCAGATGGCTGCATTAGGAATGATGGGTGCAGTAATGTACCTCAATCAAATTGCCTTCTCATGAAACACTATATAGTATACTCTATGATAATAATGTCGTTTACTTATATGGTAATCGGTGAGGTTGACCGTTTGGGACGAGGGGTAGAAATGAAGTTTGCTAGAATTGAAACACTGAATAAATCCCTTATTAGCTAATTCCCCTGCGGTACATAATTATCATATCATAGATTTCCCATCTGTAAAGGTGGTTTTGCCAAAAAAGTAAATTAAATAAATACTAAAAAGCCCCTTCCAATACGAGGAAAATCTAGTATAATAGATACATGACTACTAAAAAAGACCCTAAAAAAGCAGAACACTATGTTAACAACAAAGAGTTCACACTAGCAGTCTCCGAGTTCAATGCAAAAGTAAAACTCGCAGAATCCAAGGGGAAGAAACCCCCAAGAATGCCAGAATACATTGGTGAATGTATCTATAAAATTGCTACTCGACTATCGACTAGACCTAATTTTATCAACTACACATACCGAGATGAAATGATTTGTGATGCAATTGAAAACTGTATCCAATACATCGGTAACTTCAATACAGAAAAATCAAATAATGCATTTGCATATGTAACACAGATTTGTTATTACGCCTTCCTACGAAGGATACAGAAGGAGAAGAAACAAGTCTTTATCAAACAACAAGCAACTGACGCTACAAACATTACTATGGATGCATTCACAACAATCGATGGGACACATGATCCGTCTCTTACAAACACTAATATAGAGTGGATGCAAGAACATATGAATCGTGTTGAATACAACCCACGAAAATCCAAAAGACAAAAGAAAGTAAAAGAAACAGCATTAGATAAATTTACTGAATGAAAATAGCAATACTTAACGACACACACGCAGGTGTCCGTGGTGATATGGTTGCAATGGCCGATTACCAAGGACGATTCTATAATGAGATATTCTTCCCTTATCTAGTGGAGAATGAGATTACTCACATCTTGCATTTGGGTGATTACTTTGATAGAAGAAAGTATGTAAACTTTTCTACATTAAAAGCTAATCGTGAACACTTTATAAAACCAATGTTAGAAGCTGGTATCAGTATGGACTTGGTGATTGGTAATCATGATACTTATTATAAGAATACTA